ATGGAGGGCAGGCGTGGCGTACGTGGACTTCCCTAGGACTCCGCAGGGCAACGTCGACCGCAAGGCGTTCTGGCTCAGCGCGGACGGGATTCAGCTGATCAGCGGGTGGAGGCGCGAGGGCAAGTCCAAGGAGGAGATCGCCCTCAGGCACGTGGGCGTGAGCGACCGCACGTTCGACCGGTGGCGGAGGGCGTCCGAGGAGCTGGAGCGCGCGCTGCGCCAGACGGACGACCTCGTCAACGCCGAGGTCGAGGCGTCCCTGCTCAAGAGGGCGCTCGGGTACGACGCGGTCGAGGTGGACGAGGAGCTAGTCGAGGGCGAGCTCAGGGTGGTGCGCAGGCGCACGCGCCACGTGCCGCCCGACACCAAGGCGGCGCTCTCGTGGCTGTTCTCGCGCAGGTCCGACCGGTGGCGCGCCCAGCAGGCTCCGCTCGACTCCACCCGGGAGGAGCTGGAGGCGGTGCGGGACGTGGTGGTGTCGATAACCGAGGCCGCCCGCGCGGGGGAGCCCGTGGAGCAGGTGGAGGCGGAGGCCGTCGTGGTCGAGGCCCTGCCCACACCACCCTCTCAACAGGAGGTTTAACGCATGCGCGAGGTGGTCCTGACACCCAAGCAGGCGGAGTACGCGAGGGAGGCCCACCACCGGTGGAACTTCGCGGTCGGGGCGGTCCGCTCGGGCAAGTCCCACATGGCCGTGCAGCACACGATCCCCAAGGGGCTGCTGGAGCGGGCCGACCGCCCGGGAATAAACCTGATCATCGGCGCCACCAAGGAGAACATCGAGCGCAACGTGCTGACCCCGATGCGCGAGATATGGGGTGAGCGCATGGTCTCCGACATCAACTCGCGCAACTGGGCGCGGGCGTTCGGCGAGAAGGTCTACTGCATAGGGGCCGAGAACCGGGGGCAGGTCTCCAAGCTGCGCGGGTCCGAGATCAAGTTCTGCTACGCCGACGAGGTCTGCGACGTGCACCCCGACGTGTTCGAGATGCTGAAGTCCCGCCTGTCGCTGCCGTACTCGGAGTGTCACGCCGCCTGCAACCCCGAGGGTCCGCGCCACTACGTCAAGCGCTTCATCGACTCCGCCGTGGAGGGCGGGGTGGACATGTTCTATCAGCACTACACCATCTACGACAACCCCTTCCTGTCGGACTCCTACGTGAGGAGCCTTGAGGCCGAATATCGGGGGACGGTCTATTACAAGAGGTACATCCAAGGCTTGTGGGCGCAGGCTGAGGGGCTGGTGTACCCGATGTTCGGGGACGCGGTGCGCGCCCCCTCCGCATACGTCTCCGAGGCCCTCCGAGGCCCTCGGAGGCCTTCCCACGGCGATCAGGCCCTCTCGGTCGACTACGGCACCATGAACGCCTTCGCGGCCCTCCGGTGGGTCCGGGAGGGGCCCGTCTGGTGGGTGGCTGACGAGTGGCGCTACTCGGGCAGGGACGAGGGCCGCCAGATGACCGACGCCGACTACGTGGACGCCATGGTGGCGTTCTCGGAGGGCATGGGCGACGAGGTGGACGTGTACGTGGACCCCTCGGCGGCGAGCTTCATCGTCGCGCTGAAGCGCTGCGATCGCAGGCACTTCCGCGTGATCCCCGCCGACAACTCCGTGGCGGACGGGATAAGGGACTGCGCGGTGTGCCTCCAGCTCGGGCTGGTGGCGGTCTCTGAGGCGTGCGCGGAGACGCGCCGCGAGGCGGACGGGTACGTGTGGGCCGAGACCGAGGCGGCGGACCGCCCGGTGAAGGTGGAGGACCACTGCATGGACGCCATGAGGTACTTCGTCAGGACCAAGCGGCTGTACAGGCCGGGGAGGGATTACACCTCCCCGCTCGACGGGAGGTGTTACAGGTGATCACTTATCAGGACTTGGTGGCGGCGTCCGAGAAGTCCGACGAGGCCAAGCTCAGCACCGTGCTCAGGGTGATAGGCGAGCACGAGCGGTCCGAGGCGTACAAGACCGCCAAGGTGGCGGACGCCTACGACCACCGCAGGAACGTGACCGTGAACGAGTACGTGCGGACGGTGTTCTCACTGACGGGGACGCCGATCGAGGACTTCACGGCAAGCAACAACAAGATAGCGAGCAACTTCTTCAACAGGCTCAACACCCAGAGGGTGATGTACTCCCTCGGCAGGGGGGTCAGCTTCATCAACCCGTACGAGGCGGCGGAGGGCGACATCGTGGACGAGGTGAAGCAGCTGCTCGGCCCCCACTTCGACCATGACCTCAGGGAGGTGGCCTACTACGCGTGCATCCACGGGAGGGCGTACGGGTTCTGGAACCTAGACCGCATGCACGTGTTCAAGCTGACCGAGTTCGCCCCGATATACGACGAGCGCACGGGGTCCATGCGCGCCGGGGTAAGGTTCTGGAGGCTTGACAAGACCCGGCCGCGGTACGTGACGCTCTACGAGGAGGACGGGTACACGGAGTACGTCGAGCGTGACGGGGCGCTCAGGGAGGAGGCGCCGAAGGCCGCCTACCTGACCGAGTTCGCCACGGTGCCGTTCGACGGGGAGGTGCGCGTGGTGTCCGAGCTGAACTACGGCACCCTCCCCGTGGTGGAGTTTCAGGCGTCACGCCTGCGCCAGTCCACGCTCGTGGGGATGCGCGAGGCGATAGACTCCTACGACCTCATCAGGTCGGGGTTCGCCAACGACCTCACCGACTGCGCGGAGATCTATTGGATCGTGGAGAACTACGGCGGCATGTCGGACTCCGACCTCGCTAGGTTCCGCGACCGCATGCGCATCACGCACATCGTGCCCGCGGACACCTCGGCGGGCGGCAGGATCACCCCGTACGTGCAGGAGGTGCCGTATCAGGCCAGACAGGCGTACCTCACCGAGATCCGCGACGGCATCTATGAGGACTTCGGGGCGCTCGACGTGCACGCCGTGGCGGCTGGCGCGACCAACGACCACATAGACGCCGCGTACCAGCCGCTGGACGAGAACGCGTCGGACCTAGAGCACTGGATAGGTGACGGGGTGCGCCAGATCTTGGCCTTGATGGGCATCGACGACACCCCCGTGTTCAGGCGGGACAGGATCTCCAACCAGAGGGAGCAGGTGGAGATGGTGGTGGCTGAGGCCCAGTGGCTCGACCGTGAGACCATACTGCGCAAGCTACCTAACCTGACTCCTGACGAGGTGGCGGCGATACTGACCCGCGCGGACGAGCAGGACGCGCTGCGCATGCCCATGGGTTACTCCGCGACGGGGGAGGAGCCGCTGACATGAGCGGGCCCGTGGCCTGCGCGGTGAAGGCCCTGCTGCTGCAGGTGATAACGTTCTCGGTCGTGCTGCTGGTGGTCGAGTGGTCGTTCAGGGACAGGCGGTGAGCCCGTGGCTTGGAAGGTCTACAAGAAGGGCAAGAGGTACGCGATCATAAACGCGGGGTATGGGGAGTACTTCCTCGTTGACGTGATGACGGGCAAGGCGGTCAGCTGCTACTGGGGCTCCGCGGGGGACGCGAGGATAGACCTAGAGTCCCTAGAGACGGGGCAGGCGGAGCTGGGGTCGTTCTCTTGGTCGGTGTACTTCGGGTACGACGTTACCGACCGCTGGCCCAAGTCCCTGACCTTGATGAGGAACAAGCTGAACCGCCCCGCGGGCGGCGGGGGGTCAGGCAAGTCGAGGGCCCTCTCGGGGAGGGACTTAGTGGGGGCGAGGGTCACCAACGATCAGGGCACCTTCGCCACCCTGCGCATGCCCGACGGGACGTACGCCTACAGGCTGGGGTCAGGCAGCGCCGTGGGCGGGTTCAGGAGCGCCAGCGGGGCGACCCTGTCGGCCAAGAGGGCCGTAGCCAAGAGGTCCGCCGAGCGTCTCGCCGAGCTGGGTGTCGACCCGGGCGAGGACGCCGCCCAGACCCTGATGGAGCACTACAGGGAGAGGGTCCGCGGGGTGTACTCGGCGGCGGCGTCCGACATGCGGTCCAAGTACTCGGACATGCTGGACAGGTACGAGCGCAACAGGCTTCAGTGGGTGGAGAGGGTGAGGTCGGGGGAGGCCACTCAGGACCAGTTCGACGAGTGGCTGCGCCGTCGCGCGTGGGAGCAGGACAGGCACTCGGAGATGTGCGGCCAGATGGCCCGCGTGCTGGCTGACGCCGACGCCGAGGCGGTGCGGATGATAAACGGTTACACCCCCGAGGCGTACGCGGAGAACTTCAACTATGCCACCTATCAGGTGGAGTCGGGCGCGGGGGTCTCCACCTCGTTCACCCTCTATGACCGCGACACGGTGCTGAGGCTCATGGAGCGGGACCGCCAGCTGATCCCCGAGAGGGACACCGACGACCCCAAGGACGTGGCGTGGAACCGCAAGAAGCTCACCGAGGCGGTGACGCAGGGGGTACTGCAGGGAGAGTCCGCGGACAAGGTGGCCAAGCGGCTGGAGGACGTGATGGGGATGGACAAGAGGGCCGCCCTGCGCAACGCCCGCACGGCCCTGACGGCTGCCCGGAACGCGGGCAGGTGCGACGCATACGCGCGCGCCAAGTCCATGGGGATCGAGCTCAGGCAGGAGTGGCAGGCCACCTATGACGCGAGGGTGCGCCACTCGCACGCCATGATGGACGGCGAGCAGGTGGAGGTCGGGGAGGAGTTCAGCAACGGCCTGAGGTACCCGGGGGACCCTAAGGGGCCGCCCCGGGAGGTGTTCAACTGTAGGTGCACGCTCGTGCCCGTGCTGGGCGGTCTGGACGACGGCGGGGCGTGGCACGCGGACATAACCGTGAACGGGATGACATACGCCGAGTGGAAGGACTACCACACCCAGAGGGCGCCCAAGACCGAGAGGCAGCTCAGGGTCATGGTGGCAGACCTTGAGGCCGAGGTGGAGGGCCTAGCCAAGGACGTCAGGGAGGCCAAGGCCGCCCTCGACTCCACGCGGCGGGAGGAGCGCTACCGCAAGAAGGTGGCCGAGGCGGAGGCCAAGGTAAGGGAGAACGAGTGGGCCAAGGACTACGACCTGTTCGAGATGCTGGCGGAGCAGAACAGGCTGAACGACAGGGTGGACGAGCTGGCGGGGCACATCAGCGGCGCCGACCTGAATGAGATCGACCGCATATACGAGGAGATCGACGCCATCGACGTCCGGATAGACGAGCTCGTCCGCAGGATCGACGCGAAGCGTGAATACGACAGCGCAGTGTGGGACGTGGGGTACTGGACCGACATGCTGCATGACATCAAGAAGGAGAGGGACACGGCTGAGGCGGACCTAGCCGTCCTCACCCCGAAGCTCGACGGGGCGGTGGTCAGGAGGAACAGGGCGTATGGGGAGCTCTCCGCGATGCTGCCCTTCATGCCCGAGGTGCGCAGCGTGGTCGGGGACAAGTGGGTGGACGACATGGAGGCAATACTCGACGAGGCCGAGGCGAGGCACCCCGAGATCGCGGCCGCATACCGCAGGTTCAGCTCCCAGCTGGTGATCAAGGAGCACGAGTCGCTCGGCGGGGCGTACTATCGGCCGAGCGAGCGCGGGGTGTACCTGAACGCCGACGAGGTGGCCCGCGGCGACTCCATAGACACGCCGTACGAGGTCGCCTTCCACGAGTTCGGGCACATGATCGACAACGTGTCGGCGTACGGGACCGCGGACACCAGCGTGATCTCGTCCCTCACGGACGTGATCAGGTCCGACTGGGCCGCGTACAGGGAGTCGTTCATGGACTGGGACCGCGTGGGGCAGGGGTTCCAGACCGACGAGGAGAGGGACAGGGAGGTGGTCAGGATCCTCAAGTTCAAGATGGACGACATGAACTCGTACGATCGCGGGTCGGGCACCTTGGCGTACGCCAACCTGTCCGACATCATCGAGGGGTGCACGGGGATAGACTACCCGCTGGGGTCGGGGCACGGGGCGGCGTACCACCGCAACCTGTTCAACCCCGGGATATCGGGGTGCGAGTTCATCGCCGAGGTGTTCGACTCGGCGATGGCTAACGAGGAGTCATACCTGACGATAAAGAACGTGTTCCCCAACGCGGTGGAGCTGGTGGTGAACATAGCTAGGAGGATGTGCTCATGACGCGTGAGGAGAGGGTGGCTAGGGCGATCAAGCTGGCGGCCATACGCACTAGGGAGGACGCGGAGGCGGCGTACTCCGAGAGGTTCGGCGGGTTCCCGTCGTTCCTACTCATGGGGGCGCCTGACGACGCGGTGGTGGGCGAGGTCCGCCACGCGCTGAGGACGGGGCGCCCGATCGAGGCCGCCGTACCGGGCGCCCAGTACTGACGGGACGTGCCCCCGAGGCCACGGGAGGCCCCTCGGAGGCCATGGAGGGAGCCCGACGCCCACGAGGGCGCGGACAGGCGCGAGAAGGTCACGGAGGGCCTCCCCGTGGCTCAGGGGGTGATCGCGTGGACGAGGGTACCGAACTCATCGTGACGGACAACACGGGCACGGTGGTGGGCGCCATAGACTCGGCGCTGGTCAGGGCGCTGGAGAAGATGGGGCTGCTCGCGGAGGGATACGCCAAGCGCGAGCTGTCCAAGCCGAAGTCGGGGCACAAGACGGAGCCCGACCCGCGCCCGAACGTGGACACGGGCGAGCTGCGCAAGTCGGTCACGCATCAGGTGGACGCGCGCGGCAAGTACGTGGTCGTGGGTTCCGACGTGGAGTATGCCCCGCACATCGAGCTCGGCACGGTGAAGCAGAAGGCGTGGCCGTTCCTGCGACCCGCCGCGAAGGACCACGTAGACGAGTACAGGGAAATCCTGAAGACTGAGCTGCAGCGCGCGTGACGCAGACGTGTTGCATAGATGCAATACACAATGCAACGTGCAATGCACAAGCGTTGGTTGTGTGTTGTATTGCGTTGCATTCCCCTTGGGGATGCAATGCAATACAACATGCAACGCCGAGGTTGCAACACGCACGTGGGGCGTGGTACAATGACTTTGGCGTTATCAGCCATTAAAGCAGGGGGCTAGGCACCGCCCTCAAATCCAAGGCAAGGGAGCGTAGACGATGGCACTCACCCAGAGTATGCTCAAGGCAATGGGCATCGATGATGAGGATAAGCGGAGGCAGATCTTGGACGAGCACACCTCCGTCCTGACGGAGATCCGTGAAGAGCGTGATCGCTACAAGGAGGAGAGTAACCGCTACAAGGAGGAGGCCGCTAAGGTAGAGGAGCTGCAGAACAGCCTGAAGGAGGCCATGGAGGCCGACGAGAGCGGCAAGTGGAAGGCCAAGTATGAGGAGGAGCACAACGCGTTCTCCGAGTACAGGGACGGAGTCGAGGCTGAGAAGGCCAGAGCCGAGGTAGCCAAGGCCTACAGGGAGCAGGTCCTTAACGTGGCGGGAGTCGACCCGAAGCGAATGAACTCGATCATGAGGCTGATGGACTTGTCTGACGTGAAGGTCGAGGAGGGCAAGGTCGTTGACGCCGACAAGCTGATAGACGGGGTCAGGAACGAGTGGTCTGACTTCATCGTCAACACCCAGACCAAGGGGGCGAACGTTCCCGATCCCCCGAGCGACGGGGGCGGCACGCCAAGCGGAGCGAACCCCATCGCGGTCAAGATCGCCAAGGAGCGCCATGAACGTCTGTACGGTAAAAGTAGTGAGGAGTAAGTCATGAGCTTCACCGTTCAAGTCAACGGTACCACGTTCAACGCGGGCCACTTCCTCGCGGATGACGAGGAGTGCCTGCGCGAGTCGGCGACCGTCGCGTCCAACCACGGCCAGATCGTCACGCTCAACGGGCGCAAGATCGTCCCCGCTGGCGCGTTCATCCCGTCGCGTGGTTCCTCTTCCGTCGGCATCCTCTACGAGGACGTTGACGTGACCGACGGCGCCGCCCCCGGCAGCATCGTCACCAAGGGCGTCGTCGCCCGCGACCTCCTGCCCCTTGACGCCAACAGCGACGCGATCAGCGCTCTGACCGGCATCAGGTTCGTCTATTCCAAGCCCGTCACCCGCCCCGCGGAGTTCAACGGGGCGCTCAAGGCCCTCACCGTCGAGTCCGCCGCGAGCTCCACCTCAAGCGGATACACCGCGCTCACCGTCACGGGCCACACCCTCGCCACGGGCGAGTCCTATGTGTACAAGACCAGCTCCACCACTACGGCGCCGTCCGCCAAGCTGGGCGAGGTCCTGCCCACCTCCGGAGGCTCCGCGTGGACCGCGTGGGACGGCGACGACGAGATCAGCTCCACCACGGGCCACAAGATCACCGTGGCCGTCATCGACGCCTACGGCCAGTGCGTCGCCGCTGGCTCCGCAGACGTCACCGTCAAGGCTGCAGGATAAGGAAGGGGTAAACCATGGATTTCTTCAACAACGTCCTTGGCATGGTCAGTGAGCCCGACCTGCTCACCACGGGCTTCAACGTCGTCCGCCCCAACGACCCCATCGACGGCCTGTTCGATGACGAGGTCACGACTAACCTCGTGGCCCGTTGGAACTACATCGCGGCTGAGTATCAGATTCCGCAGATGGCGCAGTTCCACGCGTTCGACACCGTGGCGCAGAAGAGCGTCCGCGCGCCGATCGACCAGCGCAACATCGAGAAGGGCCTCATCAAGGTCAAGCGCAACACCTCCGAGCTCCTCTACGAGCTCCAGAACCGCGGCGTCAACACCGAGCGCGCCCTCTACGACTACGTAATGAACGACATCAACGCCCTCACGGACGAGGTCGTCACCCGCACGAAGGTCGCCAAGAACGAGCTTCTGGCGTTCGGCAAGGTGACCATCAAAGAGAACAACCTCAACGAGACGGTCGAGTACGGCGTGCCCGAGGGCAACCTCGCGCTCACCCTCGACTTCGGCGCTGGCGCTTCCAGCGACGT